TATCTGCAGGTGGTTCAGTATCTGCTGTTACGATTTCGTATCCATGGTCCGCAAACCACGCAATATGATTAGCATCTTCAGTAAATCCTTCACCATTAACAAAAGTAACATTTCCAGTTTGTCCTGTATAATCAGACACTGGAGATTTTATAATCGGCATATTGCGCCTCCTTATTTAACTTTAATTTTGCGGAATACACCTGCAGCTTTAGATGCTTTTAATGCAACCGCGGCAACCATTTCGACCTCGCCTTTCTTTACAGCTCCGGAAGAGGTGAAGTCAGGGAGCCATAAGTTAACCACATTATCGCCCGCAAGAGATACGCCGTGGAAACCATCGAGGCCAAGGCGTGCGACATATAAAGAAGTTTCACCTTGACCATTAATACCTACTACAGGATCATTGCTACCAGCTTTGGTGCCAAGGTCAACTAATGGTGTAATGCCGTAATATTCAACTTGTTGTCCGAATTCATTTAATTGAGTAGAGTACATCGCAGAACGTCTAGCTACTGCTCGAATTTTAGCAATCAATTTAGAGTTGCCCATAATGGCAGATGGCGCACCATCCAAGCCTAAAAGGAATTCATCGAGTTGGTCTAAGAATGTCTTGTAGTTTGCATCAATAGCACCACTATCAGACAAATCGATAGCTGCTGTAGGTGTATATTCAGTAGAAGAACCTAAAAGCGCCTTGTCTAAACCATCAAATGCTTTAGCGTTGGTGCCAGTATCCCCATTAATAACTGTGTCATTAAACAATGCAGTTGCAGCCTTAACCTTTTGCTCGATTTGTAATGTTACTTCATCAACAATACCACCCATTTTAGCGATTACACGGTCGATTTCAAAGGATCCGCCAAATACTTTCAAATCAACAGTATGACGTTTACGAGTTACACTTTGAGGTGTGTATTCAGCATTAATATCACGGAAATCTGCTGTTGGTTGTGTTAATAATCGAGTATAACCATAGGTTAAAGTACCGCCACCGCCAGTAGGAGATACAGCATCATCAAATGTTAAGTTTTCAAATAAAAAAGACGATTTACGGAATTCATCAATAACTCCCATTTGTAAATCGTCTTGTACGTTAAGTTTTGCTTCAGCTAATGTAATTGGCATTAGTTTATTCCTCCGTTATTAGAATTTATAAAATTTATTGGGTTTCAATAGCAGCCGCTACGGCCCCTTTTAAACCTACTGGCTTATTACCGCCAGAATTGTTGCTTCCTGCACCGCTTGTGCCTGAACCACTTCCGCGTTTTTGTACATCTTTAATTGCATAATCTTTACCTTTTAGCCATTCATCTACACAATCGTCAACAGTTCCGCTAGTACCATCAGGCTTAATATATCCATAAGTACCATCTTCGTTGACTTTGATGTTACCAACAATCAGCTTTGAAAATTCTTTAGGATCCATAGCGTTACGCTTCGTCAAAGAATCAACCACGGCTGCAGAAATTTCAGACTGTACACGTTGTGCATCAGCATTTTCTCTTGCTTTACGCTCGGCCTCTACAGAATCCTCCAGGGTTTTAATTCGTTGCTGCATAGCTACAATACCTGCATCATCTTTAATCCCTGTAGAGGTGATTTTTTCTAGCTTGCCTTGCGCATCAGCAAGCTCACGGTCGGCGATTTCTTTTGCCGCTTTTGCTGCTTTCGCCTCATCATTCTTGGCATTAAATTGACTCTTGGAAACGTAGTTTTCACCATAATCCTTAGTCACTGCCTCTGCCTGTTCCTCCGTTAACCCTAACTTAATTAGTTCCTCTTTTGTCATCTGTATGACCTCCTGTAAAATAAGCTTTCCCTCTTCGCTTTATTTTCGTGAGCCACACCTCACGACTGCGGTCTTGTTCTTTTACGCCTGCAATACTAAAAAGACAAATAAAAAAGCACCTGCATAAGCAAGTGCTTGATTGATTAAGTTTTAAATTTCTCGTATTTCTACGATTTCACTGGCATACAATTCATATTCGCCAACATATATTGATGCTTCATCAGGCTCATTATTCACACCCGATGTAAACGAATCCAATTTGCCAGTAATAATGTCACCGTCAACGAATCTGACTGCTACATTTTCTGAACGAATCTCATTATAGCGTTTATAAAGTTGTTCTTCTGTCATTTTCGTTCACTTCCTTTTGGTACTATATGAATACCCTTTCCTGATACATGTACAGTTGCAAGGCTTGTTTTCTGCTTTGTTCCTCTACTTACATTTACATCATACCCAATATGAGGGGATATATCAACCATTACTTTATGATTCCAATCACCCTTCCGAGTAAATCTAATACCACCATTATAAACGGATTCTCGTATGGCCTTTATAACATCAGCATGAGGAATTTCATAGTTATAATAGCTTTTATTTTGAGTTTCATCGTAAAGCTTACCGCCTTTTATATGCATGCTTTGCCGCATCACATAGCTGCTATTAAAGTATGGTGAGTTAATGTAATCAATAACACGATATCTAACATCATCTATTGTTTCAAACTCCCGACGTTTTGCAAGATCCTCAATATTAATTTTTCCATTTTTAATATAATCTTTCAACGACTCAATAACAGGAAGTCTGCTTTTGAATATAGTGCCATCCCAGCCCCTAGCTTCCTCAGTCCATGATGCATGCCCATTCATTACTAAATTGCGACCATTTACGCCTAAAATGCGCTCTTGTTCCCGCTTTGGTAACGACTTCAAGTACGCTAGCCCTCCAGCTTCTATATTTGGCTTGGCTAATGCAGTATCAATCATGCCTTCTATAATTGGCTTAATACGGCATATACAATGCGGATGTGCAGGTAAATGAGGAAATTTATCTTTAGGGTAAATACCTTTTCCAAGTCCATACAAATCAGCATTTGCATATACATCACATATATCAACCACAGGATGTCGTGTACTCAATTTCCATTGAAATGCAACTACATCAGGATCATCCATATGTCTTGCAATCTCACCCTCTGCATATGCACGAGCCCTTTCAGTTCTAGCAATACGTTCAGCATGATAACGAGCCTTTTCCTGCGTCGCAACATATATGGTATGATTTAAAGCTGCTGTATTGCTCTTTTCAATAGCATCAATCAACTCACTATATGCGGCTCTAAGTCCCGGAGTAGTTTCTTGCTCAACTAATCGGCGGACTTTACGAAGCTGATATTTAAGCATATCTTTCCCAGCTTCATCATTAGGCAATGGAACGGGCAACTTACGAAGCTTCTCCAAAAAATCAGGTAATTCAGCTTTTGAAATAACAGAATTACCACCATAGCCATCGAATATAGCCTTTGCTGTAGCTAATGTATCCTGCCCTTTCTTCATTGCGTCGTATATTGCTGCTGTAACATCGTTTTTGACACGACTAGACGCATTATGTAGCCGTTCAGATAAGTTTAATCCATCAGGTGCCCATGCCTTTTGCATTGCCTTTGAAATGGTTTGTAATTTATATGGCATGCCTGCGATTATTGCACTTTTAGCTGCATCACTGGTTACACCTATGTCTACACCATATCCCCTAGCACACTCCTTAACCAACTCATCGATTAACGTGTCTTTCATTGCTTCCATTACAGGATATTTTTTATATGCTTCTTTAACAGCATATTTAGGTGTGTGCCCTTCGTCTAACAATCGACGTACTTCGGCTTCAAACTCATCAATTATATCGCGTATGACACGTTCGGTATGCTTATTCATCTAGTCGCTCACTGTTCTCATCCGGATTTTCTCCATTTGAATACATGTCATCTAATACTTCTTGCTGTGCAGTAGCTTCCACTTCTTTAACAATGGCATCATATACATTGCCGTCAATATTAGGCATATATCCATCAAGGATGCGTTTAAGCACTTCAACATAATATGTTTTAGATTTAAACCCTAAATCAAGGGCTTGCTGTCCTTGAGATAAGCAATCAGCTACATCATTAATGTCAAAGTCCCTTGGATATTCGCATTTATAATTCAACTGCTCGCCAGTCCACAATTCATATAATGCAATAATGGCTTTCTCTGCATTTTCACACTGTACAGCGAAGTTTGCTAGTCGTTGATTTGTTCTTTTGAATGCCCACTGCTTAGCAACCCCTGATTTTTCCTGCTGAACCCCTACTACAGAATCAACACCACCTATGCGGTACATTTCTTTAATTTCCGCTTCCTTTTCTTGCATGATGATCTGTGCTGGACCATTATCTGGAGCAATAAAAGCTGGGGGATGACTAGCCTCTGATGGATATAGTAGTACATTGTTAACGCCCAAGGTTAAATCTTCTATACCTTCATCGGATGGCATGGTTAAAGTAGAAAATGTTTGAGAGTTCAAAATCTGTGTCAATAAACTATCTAGATGATAAACTCTATAGTTCTTTTGTGCTAACGAATAGAACTCTGGATGCGGCAATATAGTTGTTTTCTTAGTGCTACGGCCAAACCATTGCACTACAGGGACACGTCCTAACCCATGTTCACCTTCATTAATAATGCCTCGCCCTTTATCACGAATAGTCCATTTTGTATTTGTCCATTCATAATATACTGTTGAACTACCTCCATTATCATCAGTAATAATCGTTCTATATTCGAATCTAATTATTCGACCTTTGTCATCCAGTTTCCAACCAGTCACATCACTAGGTTCAACTGAAGTTAAATACGGTAACCGTCTATCACGTACATTATCAGCCAAACTTTCACCAAATTCTGCTTCATTGTTAACAATGACATACACAACACCATACATTTTGGCAATCACAGCTTGTTGCTGAATGTATTCTTGTAATGATGTACCTAATCGATCTACATCTTTTAAAAACACTTTGAATTTAGCCGTTTCTTTATACTCTCTTCGAATTTCATCATTAAAGATAGGATCTACATTCGCATTAATAATCGCTGCTGTATGATTAGAATAGCTTGATAACTTTTTACGGAAATTATAATTGTCTATG